ATGAGTTGACGAAGCGCAGACGTGGCTGCTCTTGTTAGACCGCCAATCATATGGATTAATCCAAAACCGTAAAATCCTAATCCAGGTAAAAATTTGAAATGGATAAAATATTGAATTTTACTTTTCTTTTGATCGTCTACTTTGTAGTTCCTTCGAATAGACAAAACTTTTCGCGTTCCATTGTCGATTGTAACAATGTATGGAATTTTAATACCTGTGGGGATTCCATCTTGGCCCCGATCTTCAAAACCTTCTAGATCTAAATCAACATGACATTCTATCAAAGTGAAAATTGGGTTATTCTTGTTATAACCTGTTGCTCTAGTTCCTTCTAGCTCGCGTTCTTTTTTCTTTAATTCAGTCTCTTCAGCATAAGGTGTACCTAATTCTATATCTCTATAGAACCCAGACACTTGTTGCTTGCGAAGATCGTTTGCTGAAATTTTTAAAACATGACAAATGGCTTCCGCATCCTCTAATGAGGTAGCAGAATACGGAACCACTAAGTCATCGGCCGGGACAAACTTTGAAACCGCTCGTCCCAGTAAATCGTCGTAATAAACTTTTTTAAATGTTGAACCTGCTAAAGGCAGATAAAATAACATCTGATCAAATTCGGCTTCATATTCTTTCATAACATCCATAATTTGATAGTTCATAAATTCTTTAACTCGTTGTGCTTGGTCCTGTTTTTCAAGGGTTGCTTTTCCCAAGATCGCCGTTCTAATGGGACCATCGGCAGGTAGTAATTCTTTATAAGCTTGGGCTTGGAATTGGGTTACAGCTTCAGCAAGTACTGGATGCGTGGCACCCGATGCTCCTTGAAACGGTCTCGTTCTTTGTTCGAATTGAAATCCTAAAAGGTCGAGTCCTTTGGTATAGGATCTTTCCCATTCTCTTCTTGATTCTTTGTAATCGGTATAATTGGCGTAGAGTTCTGAGCCAATAGGATCTAATGCAGAATCAGGTAATAAATCAGCTAAGTTCGCATAGTGATCGCCACTAGATTCTTGCGACATGCTACCAGGATCAAAATCAACGTCAACCGATCCATCTTCATTTTCTGTAACTTCCGTATTCTCCGCAGAAGGAATGGACTCCTGTACTTGAGTCTCAATTTCAACTTTTTCATCTGGGCTAGGAAGGGTTACACTTTGCCTTACGTTGGGAAGACCCTTATCGATTTCTGCCATTTATTTTCTCCAATTTTACAGGTTTATCTTGTTTTGTTTCTTTAATCAAGCCTCTAGGGTCTGGTCCCTTCACAGGAGGGATTGCATTCCATTTTACATGCTGCATATTTTTAACTAAAGTCTTATTTTTCACTAATAATATTCCTTAACATCCATCGGTTTAGGTGTAGTCTTATAATCTTCTGGATGTCCTAAAAAACCTCCCTGTCTAAATCTCATAACCGCTTGAGTAGTACTATCCACCAAGTCATCATGTTCACCATAAGGAAAGGACGCACATTCTTCTATAACTTCTTGAGCAAATTGTAAATGTACAGGGGCCCATACTTGACCTGATTCAAATAAAGGAGCAACCGAATTAACTCTGCTATGTTTATCATTTCCACGGGAAGGAGTGAAATTGACCACCGGTATACCCATATTTCTTAACTCATAAGTAAGAGGTAGCCCCGCGGCTTTAGCCTCAATTAAAACTATTTCAGGATCCCAGTATTTATAAAGCTTCAATGCCTCGCGCCTTAAATCAGGGAACTCGTATCTTTCTTTAACCGCATCTAACAAAAGCAGATTAGGTTTCGAATCTTCATTATCACGAAAAACTCCCCAGGTCGTAATCGCTGAAAAGTCCGCAGTTTCTTTTTTTAAATAAGCCGTATCATAACTCTGTATAACGTAATCACATTTTGGAATCCCTCGATCTTCTGGCCACTTCTTCCACCATTCCCTTTTAATTAAAGCTCCTTCTTCCGACGTTGGGTTCTGCATAAACTGTGCATTCCATTTCGGTAATGAAACAGATGCTTTAACGGATAAGAGTTGTTCCTTGTCCCAATATTCTGGCCACACGGGTTCACCGGACGGCATGATTGCTGGAAACTCCACAACTTCCCACTGATCCGCTTTCGGTTCTTTCTGAGCATTCTGCAGGCGTCCCGTTAAATCTCCTTTATTCCATCTCGTCATAACGAGAACGATAACTCCATGGGGTTGGAGTCTTTGTCGAGGTCCTGTGGTATACCATTCATAAGCTCGTTCTAAAGCTTTCTTGGACATGGCATCTTGTTCCGAGTGTGGGTCGTCAATGATCAATAGATCGGCACCCCGTCCCGTAACAGCTCCTTCGACACCGACCGCAAAATACTCGCCGCCTTGTTCTGTTTCCCAGCGACCAGCGGCTTTACTATCTTCCATGAGTCTTGTGGGGAAAACTTCTTTGTACTCTACACTATCCATCAAGTGCTTAGCTTTACGACCAAACCTGACCGCAAGTTCAGCAGTGTGGGTGGCTTGAATAATTTTTAATTTTGGATTGTTTCCAATCATCCATGCCGGAAGCAAGAAAGATGCAAATTCAGACTTCGTATGCCTCGGTGGCATATTAATAATGAGTCTCTTAATTTTTCTAGCTTTTAATTTATTAAATTTTTCTGCAACAATTTTATGATGGTGCCCTTCTATGAAATCAGGCCACATGTGTTTTACAAAAGTTAAAAAATCTTTTCGAATCGCACTATATTTTTGTGTTCTATCTAATTGAACTAAGTATCGTTTTAACTCGCGTCTAGTGTCTGGAGGCAGGTTTTCAACCTGTAATTTTTTTATAATATTTTTTATATTTAGCATAAGTAGCTCTTATGGGACCAAAACGTTTTTTAACCGCTCTGACCCTCTAAATCAAGCAATATAGTATAAAAGGAGTGGGACCCCTTTTAAAAAGAAGGGTTTTATCTTTAGAGACCTTTACTTTTTCCGGAACGCAACTGGTACCTCTATCAAACTGAAGGGGTGGGCCCGAAGGGCCCACCCCCGGCGGGGGTGGGGTGAGAGCTTTGAGCTGCGACACTATGTCCCAGAATATCCTATACTATTTACTTGACACTCTCATATACACAGGAATTACAGCCAGTGCTATGATACATCCCAATGCTGAACCAAATGCTAAGTCTAGATTCGTTGCACCTAGTCCACCTAAGAAGTCACTGAATGTATTGCCTAGTCCCGCACCCAATGTTGCACCAAGAAATCCAGTTTGTAGTTTTTTAGGAAACTTCTTCTCAATTGATATTCCAAACAATGCACCTGTTAACATCACCACATTGTCAATGATTCCAAATATTACATATTCAATAAACATATTTCCTCGCTTTCACATACCATTATATGGGATTGTATAAGATAAGTCCACACTATAATTTAAGTATTTGAAACTGTGGTAAAAATACAACACAACTAAAAGTTGAAATTCAAGTTATGTCCCACCCCCTGCGGGGGTGGGGTAAAAGCTATGGTGGGCGCAGCCCACCCCCGGCGGGGGTGGGGTAAAAGCGTTGTGAACACGCACAACCTGTGCGTGTTCACTTATTAAGTGATTGACTCGAATTTACTTGACGTAGTATTCAAAGGCTCTTGATGCTTGAGCAATGGCACTTGTCAAGAAACTGAAATCGTTTTCTAGTGCTTTGATCCAACTATTTAAATAAGTTGCATGGCACGGTCTAATAGTTTTAGCAATCTTAAAATGTTTACCAAATAATATTGAACCAGTTTCTGCAATCAATTCTTCAAAAGCATAAGACTTTTTATTATCCTCAAACTTATCTTTACGATTTAATCTAGTTTCATGACTTGTTGAATGTGTTAGTTCATGAAAAAAAACAGAGTAATAATTAACAGTCGCATCAGAATCTTTTGTGTCTTTAAAGAATTCTTTTGGAGTCATGTTAATATAATCTTTTGATGGTACATAAAAACATCTATTCACATCATCATGTTTAATTGTAACATCAGTTGATTTAATAAAAGAATCAATTTCTTTTATTGAATATTGTTTACCAAATTTAACTACTGGTATTTTATATTCACTGTTAGTTAAATCAACTTGATCAACATTAAAAACTGTTGATGCTCTTAATATTGACCATGATTTTTTTGCTGTTGATCCATCTAATATAGTTCCAACTGGTACAGGGTTACCAGTTTTTTTACTAACATATACTGATGGTTTATAAAAAATAATACCCGTTCCTTTTGAACCTTTTTTCACTTGAGCGTTTAAAGATTCCCATTGTTTATACGTTGCCCAGATATTATTTTTGTACTTTTTAGATTCACTTTTAAAAGACAACATAAACTGATTAATTCCACTGTATCTGTTATTAGTTACAGAATTAATTGCATTAATGTTATCTCCAAACATCTTTTCCCATCTACCATTATTTTGTTTCATAGATGAAACTACATCGTCCTTAAATTGTTCCAGTGTTTGTTGTGCTGTTGACATATTTCCTCGCTTTCACATACCATTATATGGGATTGTATAAGATAAGTCAACCCTATAATTTAAGTATTTAAAACTGTGGTAAAAATACAACACAACTAAAAGTTGAAATTCAAGTTATGTCCCACCCCCTGCGGGGGTGGGGTAAAAGCTATGTAAGGGAAATCCCCACCCCCTGCGGGGGTGGGGAGAAAGCTATGTGACAAAAATGCCACACAGGAAAACTATTTATATTTTTGTCTTGACACTATTTAATCTCGCTTGATGTTTTTCTTTTTGCTTTCTTTTATGTTCTCTCCAGAAAAACCAACTAAACATAATAGGAATTGCGAGTAGTATTACTCGCAATTCTATTGGTGATGACCAAAATATATTAAATGTTTCTATCATCTTCACCTTTATATTCATAACTTTCACCATTGAGAGTTACAAACACACTAGCAAATTCAGTTGATGCTGTTCTAATACCCTTTTGCACAAC